AAACAAATAAACCGTTTATGAAGGAACCAAATCGTGTGCGTAAAAATGAAATTAAAGCAATTAATGTTTTACAGTTAAACGAAGAACAAAAAGAAGCAAAAAGGTTAATAGTTGAAAATCAAATAGTAGTAGTTACGGGCAGAGCAGGTAGTGGTAAATCTTTAGTATGTGCTCAAGCAGCATTAGATTTTCTAAAGAAAAAACAAATAAGTTGTATATATAATACACGAGCAGCAATTGAAGTAGGCAAAAGCCTAGGATATCTCCCAGGAGCATTAAATGAAAAATTTGATCCTTACATGGAAGCACTCATTGAAAACTTAGCCAAATGTTGCACAGATAAAAATGAAGTTCCTAGATTATTAGAAGAAGAAAAAATCAAAGCCTTACCAGTCCAATTTATTCGTGGTAAAACAATTGACGATATATTAATCGTTGAAGAAGCACAAAACTTAACTAAAGGTGAAATGCTAGCTATATTAACACGTTTAGGCAAAACTGGTAAAATTGTTATTAATGGTGATAATGAACAAACCGATATCAAGTCGTCAACGGGTGAAATGAACGGTTTAACTTATGTTATCGAACTATCTAAAAAAATAGATGAAATTAAGTGGATTAAATTGAAAGAAAACCACAGATCTGATTTAGTAGGTAAGATACTTGAGTATGAATATGGTAAATAGTAAGTATACCAATATTTATACGTGTTAAATACTATCTAAATAATGGCAATCAATCTTAAAGATCTTTACGACACATACTTTGGCGATACATCATATTTAAGCCCAGTAAAAGGTAATACTCCTTTTGAGTATTATATTAATGATCCTGAATTTATTAGGGATGCCAAAAGCTGTACTAAATTTGTAGCACAACGTTTAGGTATTTCTGGTCCTTTATATAATGTAGCTACTGGTAACTACGTAGCTAGTCCTGCCCAACTTAATATTAGTGATCTTACTGTGTATGCTGCTTTTGAAGAAGCAGTTACTACATATGGTAATATGGTCTATCAATTTAAAATTAGAGATAACTATATTAACATAGAAGGTTCAGATTCACTACCCTTTAACAATTCAGAATTTACCTTTGTTAATAGTATTGATGTAAATTCACCTGTTACTTGGTCAGGTCCTCGCTTATCAACCTGGGAAGAACTTGATTATGCTCCTGCCTACTCTCAATCAATAGTAGATGGAGAAATATATACCCTCTCAGCTTCATTGTCTGACTTTATAGCTTTAGATCAAAAACAAGTAAAAGCAATGACTTTTGCTACTGAATATTTAGACCAAGATCTAGGTATAATTTTAGATCTTAGTGTGTATGTCTATAATCAATTTAATAAAATAGGAGGATATACAACAGGGTCAGGCATAACCGGAGATCCATATATTATCACAACTACAGGTAGTTATGTTTATACTTATGTAACATCACCTCAGATTGCAGGTGGATCAGCAGTATTTGGAACTGGATCTATTCCTACTGTTTATATTCAAGATAGTAATACTCCTGCTTTAAATAATAGGTTAATCAGTAATAATTTAGCTAATTTAACAACTACTATTGCTGATGATTATGCTGCTGAAGCTGGAGTTGGTGGGCATTATGATATTAAAACAGGGTCATTAGCAATGAAAGCAGGAGTTCAAAACTATGATTTAAATGCATGGGCTGTTGCTTCTGCTTCTTTAGGGTCAAATGATAGAATTGAAATTAGAAGAATATTTTATGAAGAACCACCAGCAATTGTAAGATATTTTGATCCATATGCTGGTACAGGTACTGGTATTCAATCATTACTTGAAACATTTGGATTTGGTCAATTTTCTCCTGGTATTAACTTCTTATTAATGCCAATTAACTTTGATGTTCAAAGAATTCAAGCAATTGAATTTAATGATCAAATTAGAAAAGCAGCTTATTCATTTAATCTAGTAAACAACCAGTTAAAAATATTCCCTATTCCTGATAGAGATAAAAATTTGTTTTTTGAATATGTTACTTTAAGTAATAAATTTAGTGCTATAAAAGATACAAGAAACAATATCGTTACAGATATAATGAATACTCCTTTTAGAAATCCTATTTACTCTAAAATTAATACTGTAGGTAGAACTTGGATATTTAAATATACTCTAGCACTGTGTAGAGAAATTGAAGCACATATTCGTATTCAATTTGCTAATCTTAATATTCAAGGAGTAGGACCACTCCAAGGTAGTGAAATGATTACAGATGCTAGAACTGAAAAAGAAAATTTGATTAATGAACTAAAGGAAATGTTAAATGAAACCTCAAGAAAAGGTCAATTAGAGCGTAAACAACTTGAAGCTGGCTTTACTCGTGATACTTTACAACAAATTCCTTTACCAATCTATATATTCTAATGGGAATACCAGGAGGCATACAAAAATATCCACCAACAGGAGGAGGAAATATAAACCCCCAACCATCAGGGTTGCCAACACCTCCACCAAAACCGCCTGCTCCTCCTGCATCACCAACAGGATCAGCAAACTCACCTACTAGCTCAATAAGCCCAAATCCTGTAGTAGAACAAGCAGTACAAACTCAAATTAATTACTCCAACATGATTGTTGGGTATTTTAAAATTGATCTGTACAAAACAATGGTTAACATGTATGGAGAATCAGTAGAAAAATGGTATTATCCTCCTGTAGAAGTAAAATGCCTAATTGATAGAGGAGATTATGTATACACAGATACTGAATTTGGTCCTGATGTAAATCAAACATTAAAAGTAACCATACCAAAACTAAATATAGACACTTCTGGATTAAATTTTACTCCTGAAGTAGGTGATATACTAACAGAACAAGAAAAATTCTATGAAGTGCATACTGTTACTCGTTCAACAGTAACACTACCTGGAAACCAAACCAATTCAACTGAAAATGGAACCCCAGGATATGTAGTTTTATATGTATTAGAGGCCCACTTAACAAGAACAACAAAACTTAACTTAATTCAATACAGCTAATGGGATTATTAGGTAAAATATTACTAAACGAAGGCATAACAATTTTTAGATGTGATGTTCTTATTAAAACAAGAGCTGATCAAAATAAAGTTGAAATTTACAATGAAATTAGGGCTTTAAATGGTGTAGTTGTTGTTACTATTGAACAAAGTGATTTTTTAGATGCTAAAGCAACTAAAGATTATGAATATTCTTTACTTAAAGTAAAATATATTGGTAGAGGAGATGCAAAAACTTCTATTAAAGATATTGGTATTGATGCTGTAACTAAAAATAGAGTACCTGGTTTATTACAATTTATACCTCGCTACAATACAATTATTAAAGTAGGATCATATTAAAATATATAAAATGAAATTATTAGACATTTTACAAGAGTTAGAAAAACCTAAAAAAATATACGCTGATAAACCTACAGATAGAAAACTTACTATTGCTGATTTATCTCCTGAAGAAAAAGAAGAACTATTTAAACGAGGATCATTAGCAGTAGCAATGCCCTCAGACCCAACCCGCCCAGAAACTAGTATATCTCAAGTAATTAATTTACCTAGAATAGATCAAGTTAAAAGAGATATTATTAAAAATAAAAAAGAATTTGATGCTTTTACTTTTTCATCAAATCCTGAAGTTAAAGCTACAGCAAAACAAATAAATAAATTGCATAATGAATTATTTAGAGCAATGGATGCTTTAGGTAAATTATTAGATCTTCAAAGACAAGGTAGAATATAATGAGGGATAGAAAACCCATACCAAAAAACCAAGCAGAAATAGTACAAGATACTATTAATCCTTACCTTAACCAAGGTAAGCCTGTTAGTCAAAATGTATTTACTCATCGAGACAATAGAGCATTAAATGTTACTCGTAAAACAGATAATATAAAGGATTTTTCTATTGGTTTAGAAGACATTGATTATGCTATTAAATATTATTTTGAAACTGCAGTTTTACCAACTGTAGTACAAGATGGAAATAGAATGGCTGTTCCTGTTATATATGGTTCTCCTGAACGTTGGAAATCAGTTCAAGCAGATGGATATTATAGAGATACTAATGGTAAATTAGTAGTTCCTCTTATAATGTATAAAAGAACTAATATTGAAAAAAATCGTAGTTTAGGAAATAAAATAGATGGTAACTTAGCATCATTATTTCAGACTTTTGAAACAAGATATAATCAAAGAAACCAATACGATAAATTTTCTATATTAACAAATAGAATTCCATCAAAACAATATTATATTTCTGTAGTACCTGATTATGTTACTGTGACCTATGAGTGTATTATATTTACAAACTATGTAGAACAAAACAATAATATAATTGAATCTATAGAATTTGCAGCTGATTCATATTGGGGGGATAAAAATAGATATCAATTTAGAACTATGATTGATAGCTTTGCTACTACAAATATTATTAGTAGTGGAGAAGATAGAGTAGTAACTACTAATGTTACTTTAAAAGTAAATGGATACCTAATCCCAGATACAATTAATCAACATTTAGCAGATACTAATTTACATTATTCCCCTGCTCAGGTTATATTTACAATGGAAACTTCAGACAGTTCAGAATTATTCAGTTCAACTGTAACTCCTAAAGCACCAAAAACAGCAATGGGTGGGGCTTCAATTTCCGATTCATACAATATGAATATAACAAATATAACTGCTGGAGTAAGTAATGATGTTGCTACTTATTTAGCATCAAGCTCAACAAAGTACGCGGTTCCTATAAGCATTACACCAAATGTTGCTTCCTTTAATGCTTCTTTTTTAACTGCTCCTTCTCCTTTACCTGCAACATCAGTAGCAAACTTTACATTCTTTGCAAATGGACAATTAGTCGATTCTAACTCAGTAGTTAGTTTTACTGATAATGGTGATGGGACTTGTACTTTAAATGTTAATGTAAATACTTTAGGATATTCATTTGAAACGGATGATCAAATTATAGCAATAGGTAAATTTGCATAAATGGCACGATTAAAATTAAAACAAATATTATCTAATATGTCCTACAACAGTGGATCTAATCAACTTACTGTTAGTGGTAGCGACAATACTTTTATAATATCTGGTTCTGCAATTATTACTTCTACTCTAACTACTACAGGTTCTCTTACAATTCAAAATGTTGATACATTTGGTGATAGTGGTAGTTTCTTTACACTCGACTTAGGGGACTATTAATATTTATTAACGGCTATATATATAGCTTTCACCGTTAGTATATACTAAGACATGTCAAATCAATTTCTTAAATTACGCCGTTCTGCGGTACCGGGTAAAATCCCTGAAACTTCTTCTCTTGATTTTGGAGAAATAGCTTTAAATACATATGACGGTCTGGCTTTTATGAAAAAGTCAGGATCTAGCGGTGAACAAATAGTTACAATTGGTTCTACAACAGGAAATTTTACAGGATCATTTTCAGGCTCATTTATAGGTTCATTACAAGGTACATCTAGCTGGGCAAATAATTCAATAAGTTCTTCATATTCTTTAAATGCTACTAGTGCTTCTTTTGCTGCTAGTGGTAATGGTTCTTTTAGTGGGTCTTTTAGTGGTTCTTTATTTAATTTAAAAGGTACAGTATCTCATATTCCCTATTTTAGCCAGTCACAAGTACTAGATGATAGTACTATGTTTCAAGTAGATAATGGAGGTGGAGCATACAGCATAGCTATTAACCAAAACGGAGTTTCAGGATTTGCTCCTGAAGCCCTATTCGTTTATCAACCAAGTTCTACTTCATATAACGTTATAAGTGGTAAAGGTAATTTAAATAATTATTTACAACTTAATATACAAAACGAAAACAATGGAGCTAATGCTTCATCAGATATAGTTGCTACTGCAAATAATGGTAGTGAAACTACTAACTATATTGATATGGGTATCAATGGATCAAGCTTTAGTGGTTTTCTTGGTGGACCTAATGATGCTTACCTTTATGCAACGGGCAGTAATTTCCATATAGGTAATATTAACCCAAATACACATTTAGGATTTTTTGTAGGAGGTAATGATGTAAATGCTGACAATAAATTCCAACTTAATCCAAATAACCAGCATGAAATGACTGGTTCACTAGATATTAGTGGAAGTTTAACAGTACAAAATATTACTAGTTCTTTATATGGTACTGCAAGCTGGGCTGAAAATGCAATAACAACTTCTTTTGCTCAAACAGCATCATCTGCTGATAACTTTTTAGTAAGGGGAACCTTAACTGCCCAAACAATAGTTGCTCAAGTTATAACTTCATCTACTGATTTTGTAACCGGTTCAACAAAATTTGGAACTCTTCTTTCAAACACACATCAATTTACTGGTTCTGTTAATATAACAGGTAGTTTAAATGTTAATAACAGTAGTGCAATACTATCTAACCAGACATCTTCAATGTCTGTATTAAGCGCTAGTTATGCTAGTGGTTCTACTAGTGCTTCCTTTGCTTCTCAAGCAGCAAATGCAACTACTGCTTCTTATGTTCTTCAAGCAGTATCTTCTTCATTTGCAACATTAGCTCAAACAGCTAACACTGCTTCCTATATTCTTAATGCTGTTAGTGCATCTTATGCCTCATCATCAACAAGTGCATCTTATGCTATCAGTGCATCTCAAGCCCAAAATGCAATAACTGCTTCTTATCTTAGTGGCTACGTATCTCCTTTCCCATATACAGGTTCAGCACAAATTACTGGATCTTTAGGTGTAACCGGCTCCGTTAGTATATCAGGAAGTACAGGTACATTACTATCAGCAAATATAGATTCAATTGTATTCACAGGTTCATTTGCACAATCAGGTTCTGTAACTATATCTGGTAATATAAATGCAACAAATGGGATTACAGGTTCTTTACTTGGTACAGCAAGTTGGGCTCAAAACGCTGTAACAGCATCTTATATTTTAAATGCAGTAAGTGCTTCATATGCTTTAAGTGCTTCGAATGCTCAAACTGCTTCTTATGTTCTTCAAGCAGTAAGTGCCTCATATGCTTCTGCTTCAACTAGTGCTTCATTTGCAACACAAGCAGCAAACGCAACTACTGCTTCTTATGTTCTTAATGCTGTAAGTGCTTCATTTGCTTCTCAAGCAGCAAACTCAACTACAGCATCATATATTCAAAATGCCCAATCAGCATCATATGTTTTACAAGCTGTAAGTGCTGCATTTGCAACACAAGCTGCAAATTCAGCAACAGCTTCATATATTCTTAATGCTGTATCTGCATCATATGCGTCTGCTTCTACAAGTGCTTCATATGCTTTACAAGCAGCAAATGCACAAACTGCTTCTTATGTAGAGAATGCTCAAACAGCATCCTATGTACTTCAAGCAGTAAGTGCTTCATTTGTGACATTAGCCCAAACAGCTAATACTGCTTCTTATATTCTTAATGCCGTTAGTTCATCATATGCTTCATCTTCTACAAGCGCCTCTTATGCTTTAACATCTTCTTATGTAGAAAATGCTCAAACAGCATCTTATGTATTACAAGCAGTAAGCGCATCATATGCTTTAAACTCTACAAGTGCATCTTTTGCAACACAAGCTGCAAATGCCTTTACTGCATCATATGTACAAAACGCTCAAACAGCTTCATATGTTCTAAATGCTATAAGCTCATCTTATGCTTCTAGTTCCACTAGTGCTTCATATGCTTTACAAGCAACTAATGCTGATACTGCTTCCTATGTACTTCAAGCCATATCTGCTTCGTTTGCTACTCTAGCTCAAACAGCAAACACGGCATCTTATATTCTTAATGCAGTTTCTGCATCTTATGCCTCTGCTTCAACAAGTGCTTCATTTGCATCAACAGCTTCTTCAGCAGATAACTTCCTAGTAAGAGGAACTCTTACAGCACAAACTATCGTAGCACAAGTTATAACATCTAGTACTGATTTTGTAACTGGTTCTACTCGCTTTGGCAGCATAATAACTAACACTCATCAATTTACAGGTAGTATTAGTGTAAGTGGAAGTATAACAGGAACAAATGGAGTAATAAATGATTTAACAGCATCTAATGCTTCTAATGCTATAACAGCATCATACGCTTTAACAGCAATAAGTGCTTCTTATGCATCTGCTTCTACTAGTGCATCATATGCACTTCAAGCTACTAATGCTAATACTGCTTCATATGTTCAAAATGCTCAAACCGCTTCATATGTGCTTCAAGCAGTAAGTGCTTCCTTTGCTACTTTAGCTCAAACTGCAAACACTGCATCCTATATTCTTAATGCTGTATCTGCATCATATGCATCTGCTTCTACAAGTGCATCTTATGCTTTAACAGCAACAAGTGCATCGTATGCTTCTAGTTCAACTAGTGCATCCTTTTCAACACAAGCAGCAAATTCATTTACTGCTTCTTATGTTCAAAATGCCCAATCAGCATCATATGTTCTTCAAGCTGTATCAGCTTCATACGCATCTGCTTCTACAAGTGCTTCTTATGCAAACACAGCATCCTATGTTTTAAACGCTGTTTCATCTTCATATGCTTTATCTGCATCATATGCATTAAATGCATCCAGCTCATTAGTTGCCCAAACAGCATCATATGGTCTTAATATAATAATATCAGGATCAGTAAATAATGCTGATTATATTGATTTTAATACTTCAGCTTCCTTCACAGCTGCTGTTGGTAGATTAGGATATGATAGTGGTGAAGGAACTTTAACATTTGGGTTAGAAGGTGGAAATGTTACTTTAAAAATTGGTAGTGATTTATACCAATATGTTTATAATAATACTACTGCTTCAATGACATTAGGTCAAGTAGTATACATTTCAGGATCACAAGGTAATAGAATAGCTGTTAAATTAGCTTCAGCAACTGCTGAACAAGGTTCAGCAAACACATTAGGATTTGTTGCAGAAACAATTCCAGCTGGTAGTGAAGGTTGGGTGATGACTGAAGGTAATTTAAGAAAACTAAATACAATCGGATTAATAGGAGGACAATTAATATATCTAAGTACAACACCAGGTACTTATACTCAAACACCTCCTGTAGCTCCAAATCATGGAGTAAGACTAGGATATGCTGAAAGAATAGATGCTACTGTAGGATCTATTTATGTAAAAATAGATAATGGATATGAATTAGGTGAATTACACGATGTTATAGATTCTACTACATCATCCTCATATGGTGATTTATTTATTAAGAGTGGTAGTGTTTGGATTAATTCAAAACAACTAACAGGCTCTTATGGATTAACAGGTTCATTGCAAGCTACTTCCTTTACAGGTAGTTTATTAGGAACTTCATCATATGCTTCTAATGCTAATTTATTAGATGGATTAGATTCAACTATATTTGCAACTACTGGTTCAAATATATTTGTAGGTAATCAAACAGTAACTGGTAGTTTATTTACTACCGGATCAAATACATTAATAGGATCTACTACATTAACAGGCAGTTTAAACATAACTGGCTCTACTACTCAAACAGGCAATAATACCTTATTAGGTAATACTACACTATCAGGTAGTATCATAATTTCAGGAGCTCTAGGAACAAACAATCCTACTGTTAAAATATATGGTGATACTACACATAATGGATATGTTCGCTTTGATCCGGTAACAACAAATATAGATCAATCAATATCAGCTTCTTACATTTATGTAAGTGGATCTACAAATGATTTATATTTTTCTCAAAATGGTAATGGATATGCTAATACAACTCGTTTACGTTGGTTAGAAGGCAATTTATATACAGGCTTATTAAATGGTGGTTTAATTACTATCACCACAGGTTCTACTTGGTTTAATTTAAGTAGTGGTAGTGGTGTTATAGTAAATCTAAATGCTAGTTTAAATGATAATCCGTATCCTACTATACAATATATTAATTGGGGTAATTTTGTATCTCAATCAATAACTTATCTTACTTCTTCTGTCCAATCATACATTGGAATAAATAGTAGTGGACAAATAACACAACAAACTACTCCATTTGTTAATGGTGAATATAATACTCAAATATTAATAGGCACAGTATTACATCAAAATCAAGCTACAGTAAATGCTAGCATTACTTATCCAAGTGTAGCTTATGGATATAAACAAAGAACTTATGATTTTATTAAGGCATTTGGTCCTCTTAAATTATCAGGATATACTATTAACCCTTCATCTTCATTAGGACTAACAATAGGTGGAGGTACTGCTTTTGCTGATGGAAGAAATTATCAAGTAGATCCTAATAACCCCTCCTATATCACAGATGTAGGTACTACAGTTTCTAAAATATTTAGATACTACCAATCAGGATCTACATTTATACAAGACACAAATGCTGGAGCTGGGTATACAGTAATAGATCCTGCTAACTATAATAATAATGGTACCTTAACAGCAGTATTACCTGCAACTCCATTTACAATACAAAGAATATTTTGGTACCCTAATTCAGCAACTAAAGGTATAGTTGTTTATTATGGTAATGCCCAATATGCTTCTATTGCAGATGCTGCTGCAAATATAAATTTTGAAACGTTTAGTGAGGTTGAAAATACAAAACAAAATGCAGTATATTTAGGAGCAATAATTATAAAATATAATGGGGTATTTACTAATACTGCTGATTATTCTATTCTTCCTGGTGGGATATTCCGTAGTGTTGGAGGAGCAGGAGGTGGAGGAAGTACTATTACTACTCGATTAGTAGATTTATCTGATGTAGCTATATCTGGTCCTACAGGAGGACAAGCATTAGTATATAATAGTACTACTACTAAATGGGAAAACCTATCATATATTAGTGCCTCTATTAGTGGAAATTCAGCTACAGCAACTAGTGCTCAAACAGCATCTTATGTTCTTCAAGCAGTATCTGCTTCGTTTGCTACAAACGCAGTAAATGCAACTACTGCTTCCTATGTACTTCAAGCCGTAAGTGCCTCGTTTGCAACATTAGCCCAAACAGCAAACACTGCTTCTTATGTACTCCAAGCAGTATCTGCTAGCAATGCCAATTTATTAGATGGACTTGATTCAACTGTATTTGCAACTACAGGCTCAAATGTCTTTAGAGGCAATCAAACAATAACAGGATCGGTAGCTGTAACTGGAAGTCTAACTGTTGTTGGTTCTATTAGTGGATCTAATTTTACTGGTAGCTTATTAGGAACAGCAACTACTGCTTCTTATGTACTCCAAGCAGTATCTTCTTCATTTGCAACATTAGCTCAAACAGCTAATACTGCTTCTTATGTTCTTCAAGCAGTAAGCGCCTCATATGCTTCTGCTTCAACTAGTGCTTCATTTGCAACACAAGCAGCAAACGCTACTACAGCATCCTATATTCTTAATGCAGTATCGGCCTCATTCGCTTCAACAGCATCATCTGCCGATAACTTCTTAGTAAGAGGAACACTCACAGCACAAACAATTGTAGCTCAAGTAATAACATCATCTACTGATTTTGTAACCGGTTCAACAAAATTTGGAACTCTTCTTGTAAACACACATCAGTTTACTGGTAGTGTAAGTGTAACTGGAAGCTTAGCAGTAAATGGAAGTAATGTTATTTTAACTAATCAGACATCTTCAATGTCTGTATTAAGTGCATCATATGCTAGTGGGTCTACAAGTGCCTCATTTGCCTCTCAAGCACAAAACGCAGTAACTGCTTCCTACGTACTTCAAGCAGTATCTGCTTCATTCGCTACTTTAGCACAAACAGCAAACACTGCTTCTTATGTCTTAAATGCAGTAAGTGCATCATTTGCAACACAAGCAGCAAATGCAAACACAGCTTCCTACGTACTTCAAGCAGTAAGTGCCTCGTTTGCAACATTAGCTCAAACAGCAAACACTGCATCCTTTGTAACAACAGCTCAAACAGCATCCTATGTTTTGAATGCTGTTAGTGCATCATATGCTTCATCATCAACAAGCGCTTCATATGCTGTAACTACATCTTATGCAGATAATTTTACAGTAAGAAACTTCTTATATGTTGATTCTGCTTCATTAGATTATCAACAAAATTTATCTGTAACAACAGGTTCATTCCAAACAATAGTTAGTGTAGCTACTGGCTCTTACAGATGTGCCTTCTTTGATTATGTAACTTATAGTGGTTCAACAGTTAGAGCAGGAACACTTGTTTCAACTTGGAGTGGATCAGTAACAGAATATTATGAAAACTATACAGCTGATTTGGGAGGTAATACATCTGTTGTTATATTACAAACAGCAATAAGTGCAAGTAACATAGTATTACAAGCAGGAATTTCAGGTTCAGCTTGGTCAGTTCGTTCATTAGTAAGATTATTATAATATGGCTTTTTTTAGAGGTCCAAACATGGTTACAAGTGGCTCAGCATTAATATTAGATGCTGCTAACACTAAAAGCTATCCAGGTAGTGGAACTACTTGGAGAGATTTAAGTGGTAGTAACACTAGTGGATCATTAATTAATGGCCCTACATTTAGTAGTGCAAATAATGGTGTTATTGTATTTGACGGAACTAATGATTATGTAGATATTAATAACAAATATAACTTTACATCTGGGTCAAGTTTTTCAGCTCAACTGTGGGTTTATTTTTTAAACCATTCTGATAGGCCTACTGCAGCTGCTGGTATATTTGGAAAAGGACATTTTTATGCCAACACATGGGATATATGGTTATATAATACACATCAAATATCTTTTGAAACAAGAGGAAATACCACAGGTATAACTGATAATTTAGATACTAGTGCGTTAGCAATAAATACTTGGCATAATTTTGCAGCTACCTATAATAATACAGCTAAAAGCATTTATGTGAATGGCAATAGAGTTGGCACTTCAACTTACCCAGGTCCGGGGGATTTTACTAATGGTTTTAATGTGTATATAGGATCAAGACAAGGTGATCTTTCTAGAAGTTTGAGAGGTCGTGTTGCAATGGCTTCAATATACAACCATGCCCTCTCAGCATCAGAAGTTCTTCAAAACTATAACGCAACAAAAGGACGCTTCAATCTATAATAATGTATACAGGACCTAATATAATAACAAATGGACTAGTATTAGCTTTAGATGCTGCTAATACTAAAAGTTATCCTGGTAGTGGAACTATATGGAGAGATTTAAGTGGAAATAACAATAGTGGATCATTAACAAACGGGCCTACATTTAATAGTGCCAATGGTGGTAGTATTGTGTTTGATGGAACTAATGACTACATATCAGTGTCATCACTACGTAACATACCAACAGGATCTGGGGCTAGAACTATTAATATATGGTTTTTTACTAACCCCTCTACTTGGGCAAATGATGTAAACAATTTATTTCAATATGGGGGTAATACTACTCGTACATCTTTTGGAATTGATTTTTCAATATATCCTGTAATGGAAGTTTGGACATTTGCAGATGATATAATGTTTAGTTCATCTTTTGCACAAACAGGATGGAAAAATATAACAGTAACTTATAATGGAGCAACTACTATATTAGTTTATGAAAATGGTATATTTACACAAACAAAAACTTTAGCAGGAACACTAAATACTACTGCTAATGCTGTGACAATAGGAGCCGCTAATCCAACAGTATATACAGGATATTACTTTACAGGATCTATAGCAATAACTCAATTATATAATCGAGCCCTTTCATCTTCAGAAATTGCTCAAAACTATAACGCAACAAAAGCGCGCTTCGGTCTATAAACACATAATCTAATATATTTATATGTGTCCCTTTTGGAAAATGAAAAAAGGATACTAAATAATGGCAAACGAATTTAAAGTCAAAAAAGGCCTATCCGTAAACGGCTCAGGCTCAGTAATTTTAGATGTACAAGGATCACAAGGTCAATTATTCTCTGTAACAGATGTTCTATCTGGATCCTTATTTTCAGTAAACGATATTTCAGGTATTCCTATATTAGCAGTATCATCTGATGATTCTGTTAGATTAGGCACATACACTAAAGAAGCCATTAAAGTATCTGGTTCTAACGCAACTATTACAGGTTCATTTACAGGATCATTAAGTGGTTCATTGTTTGGTACAGCGTCATGGGCTAACAATGCTGTAACATCATCATATATTCTTAATGCTGTATCAGCATCGTTTGCTACAAATGCAGCAAATGCAACTACTGCTTCTTATATACTAAATGCTGTATCAGCGTCGTTTGCCTCCACAGCATCATTTGTTAATACACTTAACCAAAGTGTAATAATAACAAATGCACTAACAGTAGGCACCTCATCATTAGGATCTACTGAAAACACATTAGTTGTAGGACCAGCACCAGCAGGTGGTGCAGGAGAAGGTGGACAAATATTATTACAAGCAAGTGGAGGCCTATATTCCTCAGCTTCAATGTTTGATAATTATCAAAATAGATTTAGGATATTAAGAGGAACTAATACTGGTAGTGATGCTGAATTTTTTAATGTTAGTCTTCATAATGGACAAATAACCTTTAACAGATATACAGGCTCAGGAGCATTTCCTGGAACTGTAGCTGCTAATCTAGCTATAGACTCGGGGGGTAATATTATAACTGTAGCCGCAGGAACTGTCACCTCAGCTTCATTTGCAACAACCGCTTCTTATATAACATCATCTGGTGTTTTTGGCCCTAATGGTTCTAACAGTATATTAAGTTCATCATATGCATTACAAGCACAAAATGCAGTAACTGCTTCCTACGTTTTACAAGCAGTATCTGCTTCGTTTGCTACAAGCGCAGTAAATGCAACTACAGCATCCTATGTACTTCAAGCAGTATCTTCTTCATTTGCAACATTAGCTCAAACAGCAAACACAGCCTCTTTTGTAACAACTGCTCAAACAGCATCATACGTTTTAAATGCAGTATCTGCTAGTAATGCTAATTTATTAGATGGACTTGATTCAACCGTATTTGCAACTACAGGTTCAAATACCTTTAGAGGCAATCAAACAATAACCGGATCTGTAAATATAACTGGAAGTTTAATTATTATAGGTCCTACTAGTGGATCTAGCTTTACTGGTAGTTTCACTGGTAGTTTATTAGGTACAGCAACTACTGCTTCCTACGTTTTACAAGCAGTATCTGCTTCATTTGCTACATCTGCTACCAATGCAACTACTGCTTCTTATGTACTTCAAGCAGTAAGTGCTTCATTCGCAACACAAGCAGCAAACGCAACTACTGCTTCTTATATACTAAATGCCGTATCAGCATCGTTTGCTACAAGCGCAGCAAATGCAACTACTGCTTCTTATGTTTTACAAGCAGTATCTGCTTCGTTTGCAACACTAGCTCAAACAGCAAACACTGCATCCTTTGTAACTACTGCTCAAACAGCATCGTATGTACTTAATGCAGTATCATCATCATTTGCCTCAACTGCTTCTTCTGCAGACAATTTCTTAGTAAGAGGTACATTAACTGCTCAAACAATTGTAGCTCAAGTTATCACTTCATCAACTAATTTTGTAACTGGTTCTACTAGATTTGGTAGCATAATCTCAAATACCCATCAATTTACTGGTAGTGTAAGTGTAAGTGGAAGTATAACAGTAACAGCTGGAGTAATAAATAGTTTAACAGCATCTAATGCCCAAACAGCATCATATGTTTTAAATGCAGTATCTTCTTCGTTCGCTACTTTAGCACAAACAGCAAACACAGCCTCTTTTGTAACAACTGCTCAAACTGCTTCCTTCGTAACTACTGCTCAAACAGCATCATATGTTTTACAAGCAGTAAGTTCATCATTTGCTACTTTAGCCCAAACTGCTAATACAGCTTCTTTTGTAACAACTGCTCAAACTGCCTCTTACGTTCTAAATGCAGTATCTGCTTCATTTGCGGCAACATCATCTTATGCTAATGCTACATCAACTGTAGGTTATACTATAGGTGGTTCTCAAATATATTATACTACTGTTTTATCATCTACTTCTCCATCAACAGTAAATGTATTTACTAACAATACTGGTTCTTTTGTTTCTGCATTTTACAACTATACTTTGTATAGTGGATCAAATGCAAGAGCAGGACAAATATCAGCTGTGTGGGTAGGAGGAACAGTATCATATAACGACTATTCAACTACAGATATAGGAAATACTTTAGCAGTAACTGGTTCTGTAGCAATAGTAACAGGACAAGTACAATTAAACTTCCAAGTACCTTCATCAACTGCAGGCTGGAATATTAAAGCAACAGCAACTTATATTTAAAATAACAATTTATGATTTATCAAGTACAAATGCAATTTATCCCAGGAAATGATTCAATTTGGGTAGCAAAACTAAACCCAGACGATCCTCTTTATGATTATGATAATTTTGAAGAAGCACAAGCAAAAGCTACTGAACTTCAAGATGCAGATCCTACGGGAAGACAATATCGTGTGTCACAATTAGCTGCTGAATAGTATGGGATTTTTTGATGGACCTTCAATTGTTACAAACGGATTAGTATTATCGTTAGATGCCGCTGATAGAAATTCTTATCCAGGTAGTGGAACTGCTTGGAATGATTTAACCCTAAATGGTAATAACGGAACATTAACGAATACTCCTACTTTTACTTCTAATAATTTGGGAAGTTTTTCATTTAATGGAACTAACCAATATGTTAATATGGGAAGTAAATTCAACAATATATCTGGAAGTATATGTTTTTGGATTAAATTTACAAATACAATAACTACAGGGTATGCTGGAAATCAAAGACCTTGGGGTAAAAATGGAAACTTTGAAGCTAGATGGGGAGGTAGTGGAACAGCAACAGATAGAAGTTTAGTAGTAGATATTAATGGAATAACTAATATAAGTTCATCTTTAAATGAATGGTTAAATACTCAATGGTATCATATAGGTATTACATATAACAGTATAAATAATACAAGTTTTATTTATGTTCAAGGATCCCAAAATGGAAATGGAACCGCAGGAAATCCATCCGGACTAACAGGGGATTTTTTTATAGGATGTAGTTCAGGAAGTGCGGCTGTTGGATTTGTTAATGGACAAATAGCAAATTTTCAAATATATAACAGTGTTCTGTCAGCAACAGAAGTCCTCCAAAACTACAACGCACAAAAATCACGCTTCGGCTTATAGTTATAATATATGGCAACACAATACGCTTTTGGACAGATAGTAAGAGATGGATTAGTACTATCACTGGATGCTGCTGATTTAAATAGTTTTAGTGGATCTTCATCTACTACATGGAGAGATCTAACTGAAAACCAAAATACATTAACATTATACAATGGAGCAACTTACAATTCTAGTGTTGGGGGTAATATAGTTTTTGATGGAGTTGATAACGGAGTGAGTGGTTCTGATGCTAGTGTCTATTCTATAACAAATACTATAACTTTAGAAGTATGGGCTTTTATAACAACTAGCACTGGGTTTCTAATTGGAAAAGGCCCATCAAACGGTGCAGCAAATTTTTACCCAGGCAATTATGAACTCCAAATCAATACATCAAATGTATTATCATTTCTTTATCAAGTAAATAACATTGCTGGTAGTAATACTTTTGAAGCATACAATACAGCAACAAATGTATTTTCTCTTAATAGATGGACACATATTGTAGCAACTGCTAGTACTTTTGGATTAGGAGCAAGAACAATAACTATGTATGTTAATGGAGTAACAAGAACTACAACTAGAGCAGGAAGTGCTGGAGATATGGTATCTACAAACAACACAGAACCTTTAAGAATAGGTAGACGAAAAGATGGAAATATATTAACAGGAAATATAGCTGTTGTTAGAATGTATAATAGAGTTCTCTCAGCAGGTGAGGCTATTCAAAATTATAATGCACAAAAATCACGCTTCGGCTTATAACAAATGGGAATATCAGGTGGACCATATATAGTAAGAGATAGCAGTTTAGCATTTGATTTAGATGCAGCTGACAGAAATAGTTATCCGGGAGGTGGAAACACATGGACTGATTTGACAGGAAATAATAATAGTGGTTCTTTAATTAATGGTCCTCTTTTTAATGAAATTAATGGAGGGAGTATTGCATTTGATGGTATAGATGATTATGCATTAACTCCAACAAATACTGCTTTTGGCACAAACCCATTCAGTATAGATATGTGGTTTAAACCTAGTGGATCTCAATCTACAAACTCAACATTAATGTGTATAGCAGCAGCTGCTGCCGCTGGTAACTGGCAAATTTCATTTACTTCTAATGCTTTAGTTTTCCAAGGAAGTACATCTATTCTAGGTACAAGCACATATACAGCTTCAGATAGTTGGGCTAATTTTACTGTAGTAAGAGAATCTACAAGTGCAAACCAAACCAAATTCTACATCAATGGGATCCCAGATACATCCTTTACCGTAACAAACAATTTCACAGATGCTACAGGATATAGAATAGGTATGAATAGAGGTTCAGCAGTCTGGTTTAAAGGAAGTATAGCAAATGCAAGAGTATATAATAGAGCTCTATCAGCATCTGAAGTGCAACAAAATTATGAAGCACAAGCTTCTCGCTTTAGGCTTAATACAGATTCTATCCTTACTACAACATCAACAACGACAACTACTACCACAGCAGCCCCAACAACAACTACAACAACAAGTACTACAACTACAACTACAACACAAGTTTATACAGTAACTGTATACCAAGGAAACTCAGCAGCAAGAACTGTTGGTGGTATCTCAGGCATTTATTATAAATTAGGATCTGGAGGTTCTAAAACTACATTAGCTACTGGCATTACAGATCCTACTTGTCCTACAACAACCCTCAGAGGAACTATTACAAATGTACCTGCAGGAACCGTACTTTATATAGGTGCTCAAATAGGAGGTACAACAGATCAAACATTCGGTGCACAAACAGGAACAAGTTGCCCCGCATCTTCAACTACATATTGTGGATACACAACTAACCCGTACACAGTTACTGTAAACTCTAATATTTCAGTTACTTTAAATCTTAATGTATCAGCAGGTGCTTATACTACTTGTTAATTATAAAAAATATAACTATGGAATATCAAAACAGAGAATTTATGATTTTTAATGTATCTGAATTAGATACAATTGATTTTACACAGGTGTTAGAAACATCTATTGATACTGTTCGCAAATCAGTAGATGGAACAAAAACATTTGTAAAATGGGAGGGACAAACAATTCCATCATCGGTAGAAGCCTTAACAACTAAAGAAGGACCATATACCTATGAGGAAATATTAGCAACATTAGCTACAGAAGAATGGACTGCTCCTAATCCACTTCTATAATATTTATATGTAAACCCCCGTTCTAGGGATAGGGATCTAGAACACAACATAAATGAATGAATTCGTTGCTCGCAATGGCCTCATTGCCTTAGATAATAGCACTGTAACAGGATCTTTAAATGTTACAAATGGAATTACTGGATCTTTACTTGGCACCTCATCCTGGGCTGTCTCAGCATCAAATGCTATTTCAGCCGCTTGGGCACCTGGAGGTACATCTACTGCTGTTGGGGATAGAATTACTACAGGTAGTGTAACTGCATCTGTTGATGTAAACGGAGATACATTTAGAATCATAAGTGGTTCATCTACATTTTTGTATGTAAGTAGTAGTGGTAATGTTGGTGTAGGAGTTACAAATCCTAGACTTAGACTTGATGTTGCTGGAAATGGAACAAGCCGAGTATTAATCGGAGATGCTTTCGGATCCTCAGGATATGCTGGTATTAGTTTAAATAGTACTGCTTCTTCAACATCATATAATTTCTTAAGTTCACCTACTGATCAATCTCTTTATATAAATAGACCTACTGGCAAAAACATACATTTTAGAGAAGCAAATGCCGATCATATGGTTATTAGTGCTAGTGGTAATATTGGCATAGGTACTACAATACCCGCGGCAAAACTTCAAGTATCAGGTACAGTAAACGTAACCAACATTAGAGGCTCAGGTAGTTTAGCTACATCTTCTATCTTTACAGTTGATGGAGCTGCAGGTCGTCTCTTTAGTGTAAATGATTCACTCTCTGGGTCATTATTTTCAGTTAATACAATAGCAGGTTTACCTGTAATAGAAGCATTCTCAGATAATACTGTTCGTATTGGACAATATGGAACACGAGCATTATATGTATCTCAATCTAGAGTTGGATTTGGAAAAGAAACATCATTAAATGGTGACATAGATATAAGTGGAAGTGCTGTTGTCACTGGATCTTTAAATATTAGTGGTAGTATTACTTCAACAGGTACAATAACAGCACAGACTTTAGTAGTACAAACTATTACTTCATCTGTAAGTTGGATTACAGGTTCAAGTAAATTTGGAAATCTAATTACAGACACTCATCAATTTACAGGATCAATAAATGTAAGTGGCAGTATAACAGGAACAAATGGAGTAATAAATAATTTAACAGCATCCAATGCCACCTCAGCATCTTATGCTCTCTCAGCATCATATGCTCCTCCTGCTGCTGGTGGTGGTTATGTTTTACAAGCATCTTCTTTTGCCGTAGCTAACTTTACATGGGCTGATGCTACTACATATTATATTGGTTCGGGTCATTCTCTCAATATTTCCAACGCTCAAGGTAGAGGTGAGATTTATATTCCTAAAGCAGGAACTATAACAGCCGTTTATGCATATGCTTCATTTTCTACAGCAGGTTCTGCTGAATCTTGGCAACTTTTTATTGTTAAAAATGCAGTTACTTCACAATCAATAGAAACAGTAGGAGTGTCAGCATTAACAAGAGACTGGTTTAGCACTGGAATAAGTATGTCTGTTTCCCCCGGTGAATATATTGAAATTAAATCAAACCCAGTAACATGGGCTACTAATCCGGTTGCAAACGCAGGTTATGGATTTAATGCAACAATTTATATTACTGAGAATTAATAAATAAGTTAAATAAATTTGGTTGTCCTCAATCTTTATTATATATTTATATACGTAAACCAAAAAATAAATTTTATGTTAACAGTTATTATCGTATTACTAGTCGCTGCAGCCGTTGCTACATTTTTTCTTATGAAAAAAGGTAAAGTTGCTGATGCAAACAACAACAACATTCCTGATGTAATCGAAACTAAAGTAGAAGCAATCAAAGATCTTGTTGATGAAGTTAAAGAAGAAGTTAAAAAAGTAAAAAAACCTGCTGCTAAAAAGCCTGCTGCTAAACCTTCTATGAGCACTGGTGGTAAGAAGATTATTAAAAAAGAAAAATAATGAGTGACGAAACTAAAAAATTCCTTACTGAGGAAGAATTAGTACAACTTAAAAATTATAAAGCAAATAAAAATCAAATTACATTTGCTTTAGGTGAGAATCGTCTTCAAAAAGAATCATTACTTTCTACTTATCGTAATTTAGTATCTCAAGAACAAGATTTTTATAATAAACTTTCTATTAAGTATGGTAATGGAAATCTTGATTTAAATACTGGCGAAATCACACCAACTAATGAATAAAATATCTGAGATATTTAAATCATGGGTAGCTGCTGCTAATCCTACACCTGATCAACAAACGATAGCTCAATATAGAGCTAACGTTTGTGATTCATGTGATAAAAAAACATATGTTAAAGCAATTGCTTCATTTGTTTGTGGAGAATGCGGTTGTCCATTAAGTAAAAAAGTATTTTCACCTAAACCAGGTCCTGAAGCTTGCCCATTAGCTAAATGGGAAAAATAAATAATGTTATGGCACAATTAACAACAGAAGAATTACAATCAATTAAAGATCTTCAATCAAAGTATAATCAAACTATATTTGAAATTGGAGTAGCCGAGGCGCAACGTATCGCTTTGCAAGAACAAGTGGATAAACTTGGAGAAAATAAAAAGCAATTAGTTAATGATCTAGCTACAATTGAACAGAAAGAATCAGAACTAGTTAATAATCTCCAAGAAAAATATGGAGCTGGCTCAATCAATCCAGAAACCGGAGAAATAACGCCTATCCAGTAATAGTTCTGCGGTTTATAATTGATTTTAGATATTTATTATTAGGTCAATCCTATTAAATTTTCAAAAACAATTATACAAAATGGCAGAACAAATTTTATCTCCCGGTGTATTCCAAAATGAATCTGACCAGTCGTTAGTTCAAAGGGGTATTCAAGGGACAGCAACCGCAATCGTTGGCCCTACGGTATTAGGCCAACCGATGGTTCCTACTTATGTTACATCATATACTGAGTTCGTATCTAAGTTTGGTGAAACATTTAAAAGTGGTAGTTATTACTACGAATATCTTACATCTTTAGCTGCTAAAGATTTCTTTAATAATGGTGGTCAAACATTATTAGTTACTAAAATTATTAGTGGTAGTACGGGTATGAGTACTTATGCTAGTGCTGATGTACCTTCTAGCACAACTGTAGGTGTTCTATATGCTACAGGAAGTGGATTATTAGCTGCTGCTTTTACTGACAATGATGAAGTTAGAATTACATATGGTAGTGATGTGTACAGATTTATAGCTTCTGGTAATCCTGTACCTAGTGATGATACTGATGGAAAACTATATTTCTTCAGTACTGGTTCAACAGCTGAGGCTTCTGCAATAAATCTAGCAGCTGAAATCAATACTGCTATGTCTGGTATAGTTCAAGCATCTAATAGTACGGCAACATTAATTGTATCTGGATCTTCAGCAGGTACTTATGCTAATGGTATTACTGTGGCTACAGGATCTGCTTCTTCTTTCTCTACTTTATTTACATTAGGAGGAGGAACAATTAACACTACTACTGGTAATACTTCATTCTCTCTTGAAACAATAGCTTGGGGTAATATTATGAATAATACCTCTAGCTTAGTAAGTGGTGCTTTAGCAAGCGGAAGTGCTGTTAATGTTCGTTGGGAAGTTACAAGTGTTAATACTGGAAGTGGTACATTTAATCTAGCAGTTCGTGCTGGTAATGATAATAATGCTCAACTTAACTATCTTGAAACATGGCCTAACCTATCACTAGACCCAGCATTACCAAACTTTATTTCTCGTGTAATTGGTGATTATAAACCAGTTTACAAAGTAGACAGTGATGGTGCTCCATATATTGATTATACTGGTTCTTATGCTAATGCTTCTCAATACATCCGTGTTAAATCTGTAACAGGACTTCAAGTAGATTCTATTGATAATAACGGTGCCTATAAAGCAGCCCAATACAGTGGTAGTCTCCCAGCATTAGGAAGTGGATCATATGGTGGTTCATTTGCTGGTGGGCTTGCTGCAACTAATTTAGAACAAAAAATGAACGAAAATATCACAACAACAAACGTCCAAGGATTTGCTGTTGCTGATTATCAAGCTGCTTTTGCTTTATTAGCAAATAAAGATGAATATCGTTTTAATGTATTGTTAGCTCCTGGTGTAGGTTTAGATAATGCTGCTTCTGCAACTATGATTTCTACTTGTGAAAGTAGAGGTGATGCTATTGCAGTAGTAGATACTAAAGTATATGGGGCTGTAGTATCATCAGCTGCTTCTGCTGCTGCTGGTCAATCAAGTAACTATGCTGCTACTTACTGGCCTTGGATTCAATTATATTCAAGTGCTTTAGGCAAGGCAGTATGGTGTCCTCCATCAGCAGTAATGGGTGGTGTATTCGCATTCAACGATCAAGTTGGTGCTGAATGGTTTGCTCCTGCAGGCCTAAATCGTGGTGGTGTTCCTTCAGTATTACGTGCTGAAAGAAAATTAACTCAAAATGATCGCGATGTACTATACAATGCAAATGTTAACCCATTAGCTACATTCCCTGGAGAAGGTGTTGTAGTATTTGGCCAGAAAACATTACAACGTAGAGCAACTGCTTTAGATAGAGTAAATGTTCGTCGTCTATTAATTGCATTAAAAGACTTCATTGGCCAAGTTGCAAACAACTTAGTATTTGAACAAAATACAACAGTAACTCGCAATAGATTCCTATCTCAAGTTAACCCATACCTAGATTCAGTAGTACAACGTCAAGGTCTATATACTTACAGAGTAATAATGGATGAATCTAATAACACACCTGATGTAATTGATAGAAATCAATTAGTAGGTCAAATTTATATTCAACCAACTAAGACAGCTGAATTTATCATATTAAATTTCAACGTATTACCAACTGGCGCTACATTCCCTGCATAGGGAGTGTAGTTGCTATATTTATTGATAGCAATAAAAAATTAACATAAAATGGCTGTATTATCACCCAACGAAATAATGTTCACAGCATTTGAACCAAAAGTTCAGAATCGCTTTATCATGTACATCGATGGTATTCCTGCGTACTTGATCAAATCAGCAACTGCTCCTGGATTTGAAGCTGGTGAAATTATTTTAGATCACATCAACGTTTACCGTAAAGTTAAAGGTAAAGTTAGATGGAATGATATGACTTTAAATTTATACGATCCTGTAACTCCATCAGGTGCTCAAGCAGTAATGGAATGGGCTCGTTTAGCACACGAATCAGTAACTGGTCGTGATGGTTATTCTGATTTTTATAAAAAAACACTCACATTAGATATACTTGGTCCTGTAGGTGATGTAGTAGGTGAATGGATTATTAACGGTGCTTATGTTAAAACAGCCACATTCGGCGAATACGATTGGGCTAACGAAGCAGCAATTAATCTAACAGTAACAATCGCTATGGATTACTGCGTATTGAACTTCTAATTTAATAATAATTATTTTAAGAGACGTTTGCTTAGGCAAACGTCTTTTTTGTTTGTAATATTTATTGCAAACGATGAAAAATAAGTCATTCGTATTTATAAAACTAAGTGTTTGCTTCTTTTGCAAACACTTTTTTTCTGCATATATTTATATATACAATAACAAAATAGTTTATGGCAGAATTGAAAATCCCAACAGAAACAGTTTCATTACCTTCAAAAGGCTTACTGTATCCCGAGACATCACCCCTCTCTAAAGGTGAAATTGAAATGAAGTATATGACAGCTAAGGAAGAAGATATCCTTACTAACAGTAATTATCTTCGTCAAGGAATAGTAATTGATAAGTTACTCCAAGCTCTAATTGTTACTCCAATTGATTATAATGAACTGTTAATTGGTGATAAAAACGCAATATTAGTTGCTGCTCGTGTTTTAGGTTATGGTAAAGACTACCCCTTTAAATACACAGATAAAAGAGGACAAGAAATAGAAACAACAGTTGATTTATCTAAATTAGAAGATAAAGTAATAGATGAATCTTTATTTAAAAGAGGCACAAATGAATTTTCATTTACTTTGCCTTTTTCAAATAATAACATTACTTTTAAATTATTAACACACGGGGATGAACAAAAAATTGAAGCTGAAATAAAAGGATTACAAAAAGTCAATCCTAATGTTACAACAGATATTACTACTAGACTAAAACACATGATTACTTCAGTTGAAGGAAAACGTGACCAGAAAGACATCCGTGATTTTGTTGATAATTACCTTATTGCAAAAGATGCCAGAGCACTACGTGAATACTACAATAAAATATCCCCAGATATTAATATGATATTTAAACCTGATGATGAAAACTATACAGGGGAGGGTATGGTAATTCCTATTTCTCTTAACTTTTTTTGGCCTGACGCAGGAATATAGATTATTTTTATTTAAACAAGTTCATGAAATAGTATTTCATGGGAATGGTGGATATGACTGGGATACAGTGTATAATATGCCTATTTGGTTGCGTCGATTCACATTTGAAACATTAAAAGAATATTATGAAAAACAAAATGAAGAAGCTGAAAAGCAACAAAATATGCTTAAAAATAAATCAAACAAAGATATAGCACGACCAAACATAGCTCCATCTAAAACACCAACATACATAGCAAAGGCGCCTAAAAAATAGGCGCCTTAATATTTATACGCATGAGATTTGACTTTACTCCTAAACGATATTTTGATCCTCTTTCACCTGATCAAGCAGAAAGACTAGCCGAACAACAGAAAAAATTCAATGACCAGCTAGAAAAAACTAAAGATCTGCTTGATAGCATTGAAGAAATTGATAGTGATATTGCTGCTCAACTTAAAAAGCAAGTTGATAATGCTAGCGCTTTAAATATTAAATATGGTATTGGTAAAGATGTTCTTTCAAAAGCAAATAAACTTCAAGAAGAAGCAGAAGTCAAAATAAATATCTTACAGCAAGATAGAGATAGATTATTAAAAAAGTACACTAAGGCAAAAACACAAGCTGCTAAAGACGAAATAGAAAGCCAACTTCGACTAATAACATCACAAATCAAATTCAACCAGGCTTTAGATACTAATATAAGACTAATTCAACAAGCTGCTGAAGAAGAGAAAAAAATTACTGAGGAAAAAAAGAAACAAAATTCTTTATCTGGCTTTGCTGTATCTAAATATAAAGAGATTAGAGGACAACTTGAAAAATTCTTTAGTTTAGCTACTGTATTTAAAGCCATAATAGATGGTGCTTTACGCTTTAGTAAAATATCAACAGATATAGGTAAAAATTTAGGTTATGGAGCAGATAATGCTAATAGAGTAACATCTAATATGGTTAGGCTAGCCCAATCATCACTTAATGTTAATGTTACTCTTAAAAATGCTGGAGATGCAGCAAATGAACTAAACAATGCTATTGGATTTGTAGCCGAATACTCAGATGATGCTTTAGAAACACAAATAATGTTAACCAAACAGTTTGGATTAACAGGAGAAGAAGCAGCGGGTATTTATAGATTTTCTGTATTAACAGGACAAGCTTCTAAAACTGTTAATGATAATATGGTTAAAGCTTTTGTTGCTACTAGGAATAACCTTAAAGTAGGAGTTCCATTTAAAGCAACAATAGCAGAAGCTGCAAAAGTATCTGGAAGATTAGCAGCTAATTTGCAAAATGACCCTACAGGTATTGTTAAAGCAGTAGTTGCTACTAAAGCCTTAGGTTCTAGCTTAGAACAAACTGTTAAACAAGGTGAAGCTCTTTTAAATTTTGAATCATCAATCGAAAATGAATTAAAAGCCGAATTAATAACGGGCAAACAATTAAATCTTGAAAGAGCTAGAGCTGCTGCTTTAGTAGGAGATCAAGTTACATTAGCACAAGAATTATCTAGTCAAGTAGGATCCTTAGCTGATTTCCAAAAAATGAATGTTATCCAACAAAAATCAATAGCTGAAGCTGTTGGGTTAACTGCTGATGAATTAGCTGATCAATTAAGAAAACAAGAACTTGCTATAAAAAATGGAGAATCATTAGCAGAACTAACCGAAAGAGAAGCTAAAGAAGCTCAAGAAAGACAAGACATACAAGAAAAATTTAACAATGCTGTTTTAAAATTGCAAGACGCTCTTGGAAATATACTAGCAGGACCTCTATCAGGCCTTATAGAAGGATTTGCAAATATACTCAGCAGTGCTACAGGCTTATATTCAGTACTAGGATTAATAGCAACTGTTAGCCTAGTAAAAATGATTACTGGATTAACTACAGCATTAGCACTTAAAAGATTATCTACTAGAGAAAGCATAAGAGGAGCTACAGCAGATATTGCTGGAGCTTCTGCTAGAGCAGGTGGAAGTGCAGCTTCTATTCCTGGAGTTGGTTGGTTAATTGCTGGAGGAGTTGCTGCTGCTTTATTTGGAGCTTTAATGGGATATTTAGCAGGAGCTAAAACAGGAGATGATGTTATATCTCCCGGTTATGGTAAACGCATGCTGTTTGGCCCTGAAGGAGCTGTGGCTTTTAATAATAATGATACTATTGTAGCAGGTACTGATTTAGGAGGAGGAGGTAAAGGAGGAGGTAGAAGTATAGATATATCACCTTTAGTAGCAGCAATAAATGAAGTAAGAAATGCAGTAAATGCATTAGCTAATAAACCACAACCTGCTATGGCTATTCAAGTAGGTGCAGAAAAACTAGGTGAAGTCGTAGGTAATCAGCTATCAACAGGAACCAGCCAAGCTAAAAGTACTAGCTATTCATTAGCCTAGTTTAGTTATTAAATATTTATACATAGAACCATAAAATATTACAAAAATGTCATTATTAAACAAACTAGGAGAAAGTAAATACAGCTTACTAGGAAATAAACTAGACCCCCAGCCACGATCTGCTGCTTGGGGATTTGCTGATGCTGCTAATACTGTAAATCCATTAGATCCTAAAGAAAGTAAGTTACAAAATACATATGATGTAAATTCTACCCCAAAAGTTAGAATTGTAAGTTTTAATAAAACAGCTTATGCTCCTTATCTTCCACAAGAATCTCAATTAGATGAGCTAGATAATAAAGCTCCTAACTTAGAAGTAGCAGGTGTAGTATCACAAATTTACAAATCTAAAACTGGCCGTAATTATAAAGATTTAGGACCAACTGAAGGTCGCTATTTCGGATAAAATATGCCACTACTTGATCTTAAAACCGATTTAACTTCTCTTAAATACGGGCACGACCGCCCTGGAGGGGGAAATAGTGGTCAACCTTTCATAACTTCTGACCCTAGTGGTAAAACTACTCTTACTGTTGGTCCTAATAATATTCTTAAAATATTAGGTATTAATAGTATTCCTGCTGTTCCTAACTTAAGTGTTAGGTTAGGCAATAGTAAACTAGGAAGATTTGCTAGAGAAATTTTAGCAGGAGATACTTTTATTCGTGGAGGAGCTTTAGGTTCTATTCAAAGCTCTATAAATGATACTTTTCGTATTGGTGGTTTTCTTACTACTTTACCTACTGGTCCTCTCTTTATTATTAAACAAGTTGGTTTACAATTATCAACTCCAAAATTAGAAGTTAAAAAAGGACTAGCAGGAGTATTTGGTGGAGCTTTATCTCCTGGAGGGTTATTAGGTACTCTTACTGGGGGTTTATTAGGCCCTACCCGCATTTATAATTTAGGAATTAATACATTAGCACAAGTACCATCTAATGCTTTTGGTATTCACTTTAATAGGCATGGCATAGGACCAACCCAAAATGAAGACACTAAATATGCAGCTGTAGTTGACTCCAATAATAGATCAGTTAATAGTAGATTTAACAGATTAGTAGAATACAAAAGCAAATTTAAATTAGGAGATGGTGCTGCTAATCGTGGTTTAATAAGTCCAAAAACAGCAAGAGTAATAAATACAATTACTGGAGCTTTAGGAGCAATTACTGGGAATATAATACCAAAAATTTCCCCAACTCCTGGTCAATTAGTAATTGATGATTATTTAACAGGCCCTGGCTCTACTTATGGTATAGGAAGAACAAGAATTAATAGATACGATTTTACAGAGGATGGATTTAGAATACAAGAATCCCTTTCTAATTCTACTTCTTTTGCAGGCAAATCAAGAAAAAACAACAATCCAGAGTCTATTGATTACTCTAAAGCAACCGGAGATAAAAGCATATATCAAGATCCTAAAAAATCAATATCTACTTATACAGGAGTACCATTAGAACCAAACAATATAAATACTGCTATAACAAATGGTACTGTTGACACATATAATGCTTTAAAGAAAAAAATAAAAACAGATATATCTCAACCAATTCCTTTTGTTAGTGGAGGTTATTTTTCATCTTCCTATGGAGATGCAATATCAACAAAAGATATTAGTATAACTAGAGATGCTCCTGATTTTAAATATTATGGGAATGTAAAAACTTCAGCTAGTGGAAGTAAAAGAGAATATGATGTTTCATCTCCATTTGAAAGACAAGATGCTTCTATATTAACTGTAGTTTTTAGAGCTATTAACCCATTCGAAGCCAACCAACAATACCCTGAAAGATGGATATTTTCGGCTTATATGACTGGATTTAAAGATAATTTCAATGCTACTTGGAATGATATTAATTATGCCGGTAGAGCTGAAAGTTTTTATATATACAATAAATTTAAACGCAACGTATCTTTTAACTTAAAAATTCCTTGTTTTAATAAAATTCAATTATTTGAAAAACACAGAGCATTAGGACAACTAGCATCAACAACTGCTGGTAGTTATAATGGTAATGGTTTATTAGCTGGGGTTTTACTTAAAGTAAATGTTGGAAATTACTTAGTTGGTGAATATGCTGTATTAAACAGTTTAAACTATAGCATTCCTGATGATGCTTCTTGGGATATTAGTAACGATGCTTTATTAGCTATGTATTTAGATGTTAATGTTGATTTAACAATAATACATCGTAAACTCCCAGAGTATGAACAAAGCGGTCCAAATACATTAAAAAATGGTTTTTTTGGTTACCTACCAAACCCAGAAAATTCAACTCAAGCTCAACGATCTGGTTTTATAACAGGAACTAAAATAGCAGAACACTTTACAACAGATGTTGATACAAACGGCAATGTAGTAGAAGCACCACCATATCCTAAATAATATAATATGACACGCTACGATAATGCAACTATATTAAAAACTCCATATACAAATAGACCCTACTATAAAGGAAAACAATATCCAAACATTCCTTTATCAGAAACAGATGTATATGTTATAACTACTGTAGGAGATAGACTTGATAGTTTAGCATATTCTTATTATCGTGACCCTACCTTGTGGTGGATTATAGCAACAGCTAATAACAACATAACTAATGGGGCTTTATACCCAGCACCTGGTACTCAATTAAGAATACCAACTGATGTAAATAGCGTTTTAAAACAATTTAATCAATTTAATCAAGCTAGATAAATGTTATGTCAATATTTAGAGATACCTTTAAAACTGAAATTGCAACTCAACTAGAGAAGAGACAAGAAGCAATGATGGGTGCTAACCGCACTCCTGAAGTAATTCAATATCTTCATTCTCGCAATTCATGGATTAGAATGAGCTCTAGTGTCAATGTCAATGGTACAAATGACTTAGCTAAACAATACATTCTATTAGGTGGAACTCTAAATAATGGAGCTTTAAGGTCAGGAGTAGGAGGACAAGACAAAGCTTACAGTAATTTCACCCCATCAGGCAAATTATATGGACAAATAAATGGAAACCCAGCTACAGCAGGAGCTGCTGGTCTTCGCCCAATGCCTGGCATTACATCAATAGATGTAAAATCAAAATCAGCATATGGTTCATTAAGAGAAGTTGTAGTAAATTTTCAATGTTGGAATATTCAACAACTAGAAGATTTAGAAATACTCTACATGCGCCCTGGATATACAGTATTAATAGAATGGGGGTGGTATCCTTATTTAAATAATAGTGGAAAATTAGAAACAACCCCTCCTAGTTTTTTTGATATAATCAATAAAGGAGCAACCAATAGACAAGATCTATTTAAAGAACTATACAATAAAGGAATAGCATCTGGAGGTAACTATGAAGCAATGTTTGGTTACATTAAAAACTACCAATGGTCAGCTAGACCTGATGGTGGTTATGATTGCCAAGCAACAATTATATCTACAGGAGAAATAATAGAATCTCTTAAAGTTAATTATGTATTACCTAATTTAACTAAACTTAATACTACTAGTTCTGGAGAAGGATTTTTAAACCCTGAATTTTCTAATCAAGGAAAAACCCCATCTAACAGCTATAAACAATATTATGAAAAGAATATTTTAGCAGGAATGTGGGCTGAACTTTATGATAAATTAAATGTATTTAATAATTCTGCAACTTTGAATAGTACCTCTGTTCTTATAAATAAAAATAGAATTATTAGTGGTTCTTTTCCTGGATTATCAACTATTAATACTAGTAATTCTGAAACTATTGTAAAAGATGGAATACAATGTTATATTACTCTAGAAGCCACTTTTGATATACTAAATAATTATGTTATAGCCAAATCAGGCCTTAGCAGTGTAGTATCTTTATCTTTATATTCTGAAGACCCTTCAGGAACATCTTCAAGACCCCCAGAACAATTATTATGCTTGGCTCATCCTCTACAAGTATCCGTTGATCCCACAGTATGTCTTATTAAAAGTCCTTTATGGTATGGTCAAGGAGGAATCTTATCTGCAGCAAGTGGAGCTTCTGCGCCAACAGCACAATTATCTCAAACATTAACAAATGATATTCAAAATGCAATAAATGATTATAATTCATTCTTTAGCAACGGAAACAGAGCTTTAAATAATCTAGTAAAAGCATTAAAACAAATTCCATCTAATGATTTTGTTTTATATGGAACTGTTGAAAATCTTATAAAACAAAAAACTAATAAATCATTACAAGATATACTTAATGATATTTTAGGTCCCGGAATTATTTCTAGAGGAACTACAAAAAATCAATATGATCCTATAATATCTGAACTTAAAAGAATACTATCTCCTAGTAATGTTACTCTAGATGATCGTTCTGAAACTCAAGCTCAAACAGGTATTACTACCTTTTACTTTAATAAAGTAACCATTAATATAACACAAAGTGCTGCTACAACATCAGCTATTGCTCTTACAACAGGAGTATCAAAAGCTTTTAGTTCATTACAGTTTTTAAAAAACTTACCACAGGAATTTTTTATTGATGGAACAGGTGAAAAAGAATTAGGTATTATAAAAAATATATGGGTAAATTTAGATTTTCTTTATAAGTTATCCTTAGATGCAAATATAGAATCTCAAGATAAACAAGAAAAAAATAATATTAATTTATACAAGTATTTGAAAAGCATGATATCTGCTATTCAAGTATCAATAGGTAATATAAATAATTTTGAAATTCACGTTGATCCTATAGACAATAAAGCTAGAATAATTGATGTAAATTATACTGGAGATAAAACAAGTCAACCTTCATTATTTCAACTTGAAGTACAAAACACAAAATCAGTAGTACGTTCTTATTCTCTTCAATCACAGATATTTCCTGAACAAAGTTCTATGATAGCTATAAGCTCTCAAGCTAAAGGAGGAGTATTAGGTATGCAAAATAATACCATGATTGATTTTAACAAAAATCTTACTGATAGAATATTACCTCAAAAAGATTTTGCTATTGCTAATCAAGATCCTTCTATTAATGGTAGTAGTACTGCCTTAGCAAGCAATCTAGGAGGTATAATATATCTATTTTCTAATCTGGCTACTCCAGTAAACACAAATTCAACCAATAACAGTAGCGTATCAGGTAATGCTGCCACTGTTGATTTAAATACCTTATTCAACCAGGCAAAAAATAATTTAAAAGACCTAATTGCATATTTCCAAACAATAACTAGCTCTAACTCAGCAAATAGAAATATTATTCCTATTAAATTTTCTTTTGAAATGGATGGAATAGGAGGATTAGTAATTGGTCATTTATTTAAAATAAATGAAGATATATTACCTAATGGGTATAAAGGTAATAATGTTGGAGTTAAATTAGCTCAAACTATAACAGGAATAGGTCACACTGTTTCTAATAGTGATTGGGTGACTAAAATAGATGCTTTAAATATTGTTTTAGACGGTCCTGATCCTAATAAAACTAAATTTTTAAGCCTAGATTTAACAGCATTAATTGAAGAATCTATTAAAAATTCATTTCTAACAGCAAATAATAACACAGGTGGTGGAGGAGGAAATACATCTTGTGCTGGAATTGATAAAACAAATCGATCAGGAAAATGGAAAAATCTTCCTGTTATACCATATCAACAAACTTCAGTAAACACTGCAGATGTAGCTAATTATCTCAAAAGTAAAGGTAATTCTATTGATTCGTCTGTAAAAAGAGCAACATATGCAATTTTTATAATTGAAAGTGGTAATGGTAAAAAAGGAATAAATAACAACTATATTGGACTTCAAACAGATGGAGGTGGATTTATTTCTACTGATGCTAATTTTGTAAAGGGAAGTACTACTTTATTAGATAGTGGTGGAAATTGTAGAGCTTTCGCCACATATAATACTTGGCAAGAATGTATAGATCACCTAATTGAAGTTATGAAATCTCGAAAACAAGGATCATTAAGTGGAAGGCAAATAGTCCCTACCAACCCAGATGATAGTAATTATTTTGGAACCGGATATGCAAGCAACTGGGTGGGATTATTTAACTCAGATCCTCGATATGTAGATGCTACAAATACAGCAAAATCAATATATGTTTTAGCTAAAACTCTTGGTTTGTAAAAATAAAATATGAAAATACCATCTAATTTAATACAAACAGGTAAATATACTTCTGGGGGAGAATATGTTAAAGAAGTTTCTAATCAACCTTATCAGGGATATTATTATGAATTAAATGGTGTTTTGTATGCTGGAAAAGAATATACTAAGGATGCTCCTAAACTAGTTAAAGCCCAAGAAACAAATCAACTATATAATAATACCCTAGACACAGCTATATTTTCACTCAACTCAGGAATTACATCTCAACAACTTCAAACACCTCCCTTTTATAATCTTCCTGTTTCTGATTTAACGTATCGTAATACAACTATAAGATTTTTTGCTAAAAAAATTAATAATACTCCTATTCTTATAAGAGAAATAAATGAAAATGCATATAATTCTCTTAAAAATGATTTTATACACCAAACAATATATATAGGTACTTATCAAGGTGTTACTTTAACTTCTGAACAAGCTTATTCTCAAATGATTGGATTAAAAGAATTTGTAGAAGGCTAAATTTTTTTATTATATTTAATTCAAAGGTTATGAAATATGTTTTACATTATAGAACGCCAAGATCAATTATCACAACTAGGTCCATTTAATGATTGCTTTATTAGGTTTATTCCTAAAAATGACAATTTTCATCCTGCACTTACATCATTAAGTCTAATCTATATTAGACCACTTGATGAAAAGAAAGGATATATATTGTGTTTAGATCATAATGAATCATTTAGTTTAGATCAAACAGAAGTAATTAATTGGTTAAATACTAACACACATAGATTATTTTTAATTGATAAAAAACAAGCACTACATTGGGTATATCCATTATCTAGCAAATTGTTAGATATTAATTTTGTTGAATTTCCTGATTTAACAGAAGTATTAGATAATAGTTGTATAACTTATTATTATAGTAAACATATAAACTTACCTAATGTTAATTGTTTAATCCCTATTAGTAAACATTATGAAGAGAGTGAAGCTATATTTACTAAAATAGAACCTATTATTAAAAAATATACTTTTACCCACCCAACATTCCATTTTCAGAATTTTAAAACAACTAATGTATTTTATCAAATTGAAAAAAACGGCATTAAAGTAGATAAAGACTGTTATATAAACTACTATCAAAATAAAATACAATACCCGGAATTTAATTTATCTAAGGGCAGATTATATACTCAATACAATTTATATAATACCACTACACGCCCATCTAACACCTGTAATAGTATTAATTTTGCTGCATTAAATAAGGATAATGGTGAACGTGAATGCTACAGACCAGTAAATGATATGTTTATTGAGATGGATTTTCAAGGATATCATCCACGATTGATCGGAAAAATGGTTAATTTTCAATTTTTAAATACTAGAAACACATATGAAACATTGGCTGAAACATTAAATGTTACTCCGCAAGAAGCCAAGGAATTAACATTTAAACAACTATATGGGGGTGTATGGAGTGAATATCAAAACAAACCATTCTTTAAAGAGGTAGCCATGTATGTTGATGAGCTATGGGATACACTGCAATATGGAAAGGCAGTGATTACTGAAAATAAAATATTTATACGTGACCAATTAGGAGAAATGAACCCACAAAAAATATTTAATTATGTGGTTCAAAGTAAAGAAACATCAACTAATGTTGAATTACTCGAATTGGTACTAGATTATTTAAAAAATAAAAAAACCAAATTAGTATTATACACTTATGATGCATTTTTGTTTGATTACGCTAAAGAAGATGGTGAAATTTTTATTCCTATCAAAGCCCTGCTGCAATACCCAGTAAGCATCAAACAAGGCAATTCATACCATGGTTTAACAAAAATTTAAATATTTATGACGGACAATATATTTTTCGATTTGAATAAATTATTCTGTACATTTACTACTCCAGATGAGCTGGATACGGTTCTCTCCGATATTAACCGTCGCTACACAATATTGTATAACAAAATATTTGTTCTTGAGTCACCTCAAAGCAAAGAATTAATGTGTACATACAATATAGATGCGGGGAATACATCGGATTCTGTATTACCTAATACTATATTATTACACCGTAAAAAGGAATCAAATACATTATATACAATTAATGCTTTAAATGCATTGATTAGAACCTTAAATGATGGTGTATTAGATACTAGATTTATTATAAACTGGGCTGATTATAAAAATTGTATATTACTTAATACAGGCCCTGAATTGCGCCGATTAGACACTGCTATTTATAAAATTATAGATCTTAATAAATAATGGCAACATATTCAGCAGCACAACTTTATGGAACCGGGTCAATAGGTGAGGATCTATCAGGATTAAAAACATTTGCTTTTACTAATCCAAGTGAATCTGCATATTTTACATTAGAAACAATAGCAAATGCTACTGGATCCTATGCTGGTGCTCCTACAAATGCTTTAGGAACATGGGTTGTATCTGCGTCAATGGGTTTTGTTTCATCATCATATATTGCTTCTGTAGTTGTTCAACCTGGTAGTTCTACATTTACTTTTACTCCTGCCTCTGCTGTTACTGGTACTACTTATCGTTTAAGAGGAACAGGAAACTATAGTTTGACTATCTCTTAGTTTGGTGGTCTAAATTAAGGTTCTTATATTTAATTCTAAAATAAAACAGTTATGGATTTAAATCTTGCAAAGCAGAAGTTAGCCGCTGCTCAAAACAAAGGGCAACAACGTGAAAAAATCGATTATACAAAGATTTTCTTCAAACCAAAACCCGGTAAGTATCAAGTACGTATTCTTCCAAACAAGTATGACAAGTCTTGGCCTATCCGTGAAGTACAATTTCATTATGGCTTCGCTAAAGGACCAATTTTGGCTCTTACTAACTGGAATGAAGCTGATCCAATTGCTGATTTTGCAAAACAACTTCGCAAATCATCAGATAAAGAAGATTGGCAATTAGCTAAGAAAATTGAGCCAAAATCTCGTTTCTTTGCTGCTGTAGTAGTACGTGGTGAAGAACATTTAGGTGCTCGTTTGTGGGAATTTGGTAAATTGACTCATGATCAACTTCTCGGTATTGCTGCAGATGATGATTATGGTGATTTTACTGACATTACAGATGGTAGAGATTTTACAATTGAAGCAACTGAAGATGTTATTGCTGGTAGAAAAGGTATTAAATGTAACCTTCGTGTTAAACCTAAAACTACCCCAATTTCAGAAGATGCTGCTCTAGTAACTAAACTACTTGAAGAACAACCTGATATTTTAGGTATTAATCGTAAGTATTCTTATGATCAACTTAAAGATATCTTATCTAAATGGTTGAACCCCGAAGAAGAACCAGCAGCAACTGAAGCCCCAATTGCATCTAAAGAAGAAGATGAAGATGATTTTATTGCTGAAATGAATAAACCAGTAACTCCTACTTATTCTTTAGAAACACCAGCTGCTAAAACTAGCAACGCTGATAAATTTGATAACCTATTTAATGATTAATAATGGCAAAAAGTAAAGATAGTTTAACGTCAGTAGTATCTGAATCGCTTAAAAAGTCTTTTGATATTGATGCCTTTAAGAAATCTAAATTTCTAGATCAAGCATCAAAATTTAAAAAGCAAAGATGGATTCCTTTTTCATCTGCTGTAGCTGATGCTTTATC